CTGACCTCGACGCCAACGGTCAAAGACACAAGCCGAATAGAGACGGAGTATTTGGCATCGGATCAACGCCGTTACTTCGTTCCATGCCCGCATTGCGATCACATGCAGTGGTTGCAATGGAAGCACCTTCAGTGGCGGGACGGTGATCCAAAGACTGCTGCGTATGTCTGCGAGGCTTGCGGGTGCCACATACCAGAGCATTACAAGAGCGAAATGCTTCGCAAGGGTGAGTGGCGTGCGACTGCTACTAGCCAAGATGCACGGACGGTTGGTTTCCATTTGTCCTCCTTGTATTCGCCATTGGGCTGGAAGAGCTGGGAGGAAATCGTTACGGAGTTTTTACGTGCGAAGAACGACGCTCCGTTGCTCAAGACGTTTGTCAATACTGTCTTGGGCGAGACGTGGGAAGAAGAGACGGGGGCAAAACTTGGGGCGGAAAGCCTTGCGGAACGCGCCGAGTTCTACCCCGCTGGTGAAGTGCCGAGTGGTGCCAGCATCCTTGTTGCTGGTGTTGACGTACAGGACAACCGGTTGGCTATCGGACTGTATGCCTACGGGGCTGGTGAGGAGTGCTGGCTGATCAGCCATACAGAGATTTACGGCGATCCAGCTGGTCAAAAGTTGTGGAGTCAAGTTGATGATTTACTGCTAAGGGACTACCCGCATGCCGACGGTGGAAAGATAAAGGTTGCGGCAATTGGAGTGGACTCTGGCGGTCACTTCACCTCGGAAGTGTATGCGTATGCCAGAAGTCGCAAAGGGAAAGGTGTGTTTGCTTTGAAGGGTCAATCAGTACGAAATAAACCGCCGATTGGGAAGCCTTCTAAAGTCGATATTAACTACAAAGGTCAAGTTTTGAAAAACTCGGCTGAAGTATTTCCTTGCGGCTCCGACACCATCAAATCAACTCTGTTTGGGCGGATGAAGCACAACGAGCCAGGTGCTGGCTACATCCATTTCCATGCTGAGGCTGGGCAGGAGTATTTCAAGCAACTGACGAGTGAGCGTCAGGTTGTCCGTTACGTCAAAGGTTTTGCCGTTCGAGAATGGAAGAAGAAGGCGGGTGATCGAAATGAAGCGTTGGACTGTTTTGTGTACAGCTACTGCGCGTTGCACTATTTGTACATGCGGTTCAATCGGAACACGATCTTTGATCAATTTGATCGCGCCCGAGGGCAATCAGGAAAAACTGATGCCGCCACTGATGCAACGCCTGATAAACCGATAGACTCACCATATCGACCACCGCAACGTCGGGTACGTCGCAGCAATCCTTCATTCGTGACTAGCTGGTGACCATCCTTGTCCCAGATCTGATTTACGCAGGCGACACCGTCATTTTTGACGTGCCTGCTTTTAAGGATGCAATTGGCACGACTATTGACAGCGGCACGTACACCTTGACGTGGTACGCCCGCACGAACACCTCTACCGAAGGCGCCACAATTGTTGGGGTAGCCGAGGGAGACGGTTGGCGCATCACTGTTCCGTCAAGTACCACCACGGGATTCATTGCAGATACTTGGACGTGGCAGGCAATTGCCACCTACGGAAGCGTTCAATACACAGCTGGTCGCGGTCAATTCACTGTCAAGGCGACAGCCGTTTACAGCGGCACTCCCGGTGCATTTGATGATCGCAGTCGCGCTGAGATTGACCTTGAAAAGGTTGACGCCGCAATCCGCACCCTCGCTTCAGGTGGAATGGTGCAGGAGTACAGCATCGGCGGTCGCAGCCTGCGTCGTTACAAAATGACTGAGCTGCTCGAATTGCGCAGCACCCTGCAAAATGAAGTGGCAATGGAGCGACGCCGCGAAAAGATCCGTCAGGGTCTAGGTAATCCCGGTCTCGCCAAAGTGAGGTTCCGTTAATGGCTTTCTTGGGTTTCGGGCGAGTCGGCGGGCTTCGTCGTCAACTTGAGCAAGAAAAGACGAGGACGACCAACCTCAAGCGGATGTATGCCGCTGCGCAGAACAACCGCCTCACGTCTGACTGGATTAGTCAGGCAACTTCTGCTGATAGCGAGGTTCGCGGAAGCATCCGCATGTTGCGGAACCGCGCCCGTCAGCTTGTTCGTGATTCAGACTTTGCCAAGTCTGCTCTTCGCGCCGTCAAGAACAACGTTGTCGGCACTGGCATCAAGGTGCAGGCACAAGTCCGCATGCAGCGTGGTGGACGGCTTGCTGAAGAGGTCAATAGCCGGATCGAGGAAGAGTTCAGCCGTTGGAGCAGCGCCAAGCGTTGTCACGCAGGCGGCAAGCTGAGCTGGTACGACATCCAGCGGCTTTGTGTCACCTCGATGCTTGAGTCGGGTGAAGTTTTTGTTCGCCTCGTCCGTCAACCATTTGGCAACAGCCGAGTACCTCTGGGTTTGGAGCTGATCGAATCAGATCTGCTAGACGACGATTACAACACCATCACCAAAGACGGAAACGAAATCCGTATGGGTGTGGAAATTGATAAGTGGGGGCGCCCCGTCGCTTATCACTTCTTTGATTACCACCCCGGCGATTATCAATTCAGCTACGCGCAAAAAGCAGTCAAGCGCCGTATCCGCATCCCTGCTGATGACATCATCCATCTGTATTTGATCGAGCGTCCCGGTCAAACACGTGGCATCAGTGCGTTTGCTACGGCAATCATGCGCCTTCGTAATTTGTCTGGATACGAAGAAGCAGAGATTGTCGCTGCGCGTGCCAGCAGCAGCATGATGGCATTCGTCAAGACTCCAGATCAGGAGTTGTTTGAGGATGGCACGTTTGATCAAGAGTCTGTCCTCGACTTCTCGCCCGGCAGCATCCGCCGTTTGGCACCGGGAGAAGAAATGCAATTCTTCACTCCCAATCGCCCTGACGATGCGTTTACTCCGTTTGTCCAGCAAATGCTGCGAGCTGTGGCTGCTGGGATTGGCTGTAGTTACACGCAGGTCAGTAGCGACTTTTCACAGAGCAACTACAGCTCTTCGCGGTTAGAGCTGCTTGAGACCCGCACGCACTACAAAGTCTTGCAGCAGTACGTGATCGAATCGCTTTGCGAAGAGGTTTACGAGCGTTGGCTTGACATGGCGGTGTTGGCGGGTGTGCTTGATCTGCCCAATTACGACACCAACCCTGGTCGTTATATGGCTGCCAAGTGGATGGCACCAGCTGCTCAGTTTGTTGATCCTCAGAAAGAAGCAGCTGCTTACAAGGAACTGATTCGCAGCGGCATCATGACCTTGTCACAGGTCATTGCCTTGCATGGCGGTGATTTTGAAGAGCAGATGCGTCAACGTCAGCATGAATTGGCAGTAGCCGATGAGCTGAATATCACCCTTGACACCGACCCGTCTCAGACATCAAGTAACGGTGCCGCGCAAAGCGTCGCGGTTGCCCCAACTGAACATCCGACTCAACATGAGGACGAGCAAGACGCATTAAGCTAATGTCAAGACCATTTTTAGATCTAATGAAACGCGAGGTGCGTGGCTTTGCGCCAACTGGCGATCAAAAACGTTCCGCTGTTGTTGCGGAGCCTGAAACTGAGATGGTTGAAGTTGAAGCTCAAGAGGAGCAGCGTGCCGAGCCTGACGCCTTAAAAGTTGGCGACATGGTCAGCTGGAACACCCCTGGTGGCCGCGCACGGGGCAAAATCAAAAAGATTGTCCGCGATGGCGAAATTGATGTTCCCAACAGTGAGTTTGTTATCAAGGGAACTCCAGATAATCCTGCAGCGCTGATCAACGTCTACCGCGACGGCGAAGAAACCGACATCGAAGTCGGGCATAGATTCAGCACTTTGACCAAAATTTCTGATTCTCGTTTTTTTGAAGGCGAAACGCTCAAGCGTGCTTTTAGCGTTGAATTTCGCAGTCAAGATGAGGATCGCACTCTTGAATTCCCGTTTGCAAGTGAAGCTCCTGTAGAGCGTTACTACGGGATGGAAGTTCTGAACATGGATACCAAATCCATGGATCTTGCGCGTCTAAATGATGGTGCGCCCCTGCTTTATCAACACGATGCTGACCGCATTGTTGGTGTTGTTCAAAAGGCTTACATCAAAGACAAGCGTGCATATGCACGAGTGAAGCTTGCCAATAACGAGCTTGGACGTGAAATGCAGGAACTAATCCGTGACGGGATTATTCGCAACGTAAGTTTTGGCTACAAGATTGACGCAATGGAGGCCGATGAGTCCACTACACCAGTGACTTATCGCGCCACCAAATACCAGCCCTTCGAAATAAGTCTGGTTACTATCCCAGCCGACAATTCAGTTGGTCTGGGACGTGCTTTCGACCATAATGAAAGCACTGCTACGGCCTCAGCCGTGCAAAGTCAACCCAACGGAGTTAACACCGTGGATCAAAACCTCAAT